GGGGAGGGCCGGCCGGGGCGGTTGGGCTGGCCTACCCGGCCTGGCTAAAACCCGGGCTGTCGCCCTCTTCAGGCCAGGCAATGCCACGGCTGCTGAAGTAGCCCTGCAGGGCGGCGTAATCGGGGCTGGCGGCGTAGTCGGTCAGCCAGGTGGCATCGCCATCACCCCAGGCGGCGGGGTGCTGCATCAGCCATTCGTAGCGGTCGGCCGCGCTGTCGAAGAAGGCCGGGCGGGCGCCGGCCAGGGTCTGCGGGGCGGCGGGCGTGCTGGCCTGTGCGGGCGCCAGCTCGGCGCTGCGCTGCGGGGCATCGAACACCATGCCGGCCACGGGGGCCTGCAGCTGGGGGTTCAGCTCGGCCAGGGCGGTGTCGATCTTCTGTTCAAGCCGCTTGACGGCCGCGCGGGCGCGCTTCTCGCGGGCCAGCTCCAGGGCCGACAGCGGCATGTAATCGATGGTGTTGCCTTCAAGCTGGGCCTGGCAGACGTAGGTGCCGGCCAGCGTCCACACCCACACATGCGCCGGGTCGTGGATGTCGTAGTGCACGCGGCAGCGCTCACCGTCCACGCCATGGGCCATCAGGTCTTGGTTGAAGTACTGCTTGTTCTCCAGCGTCACCCAGCCGCGCGTGGGGGTGCGAACCTGGGCAGGCATGAACAGGTGCAGGGCCGTGGCGTGGTCAACGCGCAGCACCTCGTCAATCGGCTGGGCCATGGCCAGGCGGGCTTCGGCCGGCGTCATGTGCTTGCCGGCCAGCGGGCCGCTGCTGTGCTTGGCCAGGCTGCGGTGGCGGTGCGTGGTGTTGTAGCGCTGCACCTCAGCCGCCACATCGGCCATGAACTGCTGCCAGCTGGGCACCTTGGCACTGAGCTTGACCACCGTGCCATCGGCCGCAGCGCGCTTGATGGCGGTGGCCTCGCGCCCCAGCTCAAGCCGCACATTGCGCACGGTGTGGCTGTCGGCATCACCGCCTTGGTAGCTGCCGTACTGGCGGGCCGCCCGGATCATGGTGGTGCGCCAGCTGCGCTCAATCAGGCCGTGGCCCTGGGGCTTGCCGGGCAGGCCCACCGGGTGGCTGATGCCCAGGCGGTTGTAGATGCCGGCCATGGGGCAATCGAGCATCTTGCCGGTTTCACCGGCGCCGCCGTCGCTGTAAATCATGGCCGGCGTGGTGCCGGCGCGGGTGACGGCCACGCGCACCGCATCGCCCACGGCAATGGTGTTCTCGCTCAGGCTGATGCTCCAGCCGACGATGAAGCGATCAGCCGCGTCGATCACCACGGTGACCTCGGGCGCAAAGGGCTGGCCGTGGAAGGGGTGGCGCACCTTGGCCTTGAAGGTGTGGCCGTCGATCAGCCACACATCGTTGGGCACCAGCACGCTGGTGTCGCGCCGCTTGTAGGGCAGCTTGGCATCGCGCTCTGCGCCGGTGTGGCGGGCCTTGATCAGGCCCACCTTGTCGACCTTGGGCAGCGCGCGGCGGGCGCGGTGGGCCAGCGCCACCCAATCGGTGTGGGGGCGGCCCAGCTCGGTGTTGACGGCCTGGGCGCAGTGGCTGAGGTTGCGCGCCGCGCCGCTGGTGCTGTGGTAGCGGGCCAGCACGGCGGCCACGTCGTCAGCCAGGCTGGCCAGGGGCTTGGCCACCACGGTCGCAGGCAGCAGGCCGGCCCAGCCAGTGGCCGTGCACAGGCCGTGCCACTTCCACAGCGTCTTGGCGCTGACGGGTGCTGCGCTGCCTTGGCGCTGGCGCTGGTTGGCGGCGGGGGCCAGGGCCAGCAGATCGGCTGGGGCCTGGGCGCTGGCGAGTTGGTGGGCCAGCAGGGTGAAGGCGGCTTCAAGCGAGCGGCCGGCCTCTTGCAGGGCATAGGCCTGTGTCAACAGGGCCAGGCGGGCATCGGCACAGGCGGCATCGTGGCGGCTGGCCACGCGGGGTGCGGCCTGGGCGGGGACTGCGGGCAGGCTGGCGCGGGTGGCCGGCAGCGTGGGCTTGCGATCTGGTGCAAGTTGGGGGGCGGCCGTTTCAATCTGGCGCAGCATCAGCGCAGCGCGGGTGGCCTCGGGCAGCGCGCTGCAATCCCACTCAGTGCCGCCACCGCCCTGCCGGCCGCCGGCCAGGCGGTGCGGCACCCGGGTGCGCAGCAGCCAGTCACGGGTGCGGCGCTCACTGGCAGGCAAGCCGGGCAGGCCTGCCAGGGCGGCGGCGGTGAGCCAGAGGGCGGCCGGGGTGGTCACGCGGCACCCGCCTTGGCGCGCATGGATGGCAGCGCCAGGCCCATGGCCCGGGCCACCTTGCGGGCCGCCCCACGGCTGCCGTTGAAGCGCTTGCCGCACAAGGCATACACCGTGTTCAGCGGCTGCTTGTGCGTGCGGGCCCAGTCGGCAATGGTCATGTCATTGGCGGCCAGCTCGTCGATGAACTGCTCGACGGTCTTGCTGGCTGGCGCGGGCATCGGTTTGTTGGTGGGCTTCATCTGTAGGGGGTACAAAATCGGTTTATTCGGTTGTTGTTGTTATTCGTTTCGTCTTGTAATCAATCATGCTTCGTCTTGAAGCATGCGTCAAGCTGTTTTTGTTGCCGCTTCATCTTGAAGCTGAGGGGTGTGCGATGGGGGAAGTTGCAGATGGAATCCTTGCCAGGCTGATGCGGGCCTATGACGTGCACGACGAGAGCGCGCTGGCCATCCAGATGGGCCGCGACATGTCCACGCTGCGGGTCTGGAAGAGCCGTGATTCAGTGCCGCTGTTGGTGCTGGCCGATGCGGCCAAAGCCACCGGCTACAGCGTGGAGTGGTTCCGCAATGAGGACGGCGCGACCGAGCGTGCAAGCCAGCGCACCCCAGACGACGACACCGCGCGGATTGCACTGAGCCCGCGTGAAGCGCAGCTGATCGACCGCTACCGCAGCACCGATGAAGACGGCCGCGCAGCGGTGGAGCTGGTGACATCTACGCTGGCCACCGGGGCCAAGCCGGGCAAGGCGAAGAAGGGACGCGGCGCCAATCCCACCAAAGAGGGGGCCTACCCCCTTCTGGTGGGGGGCGTGCAGTTGGGCCTGCATGTGCGTGAAGGCACAGCGCCTTGGCGCAAGTCAGTACCTGTAAGCCATGACACCCACAAGGCAGGGGGTAGCGATGAAGGGGGCGGCGCTGCTTTACTCCCTATCAGCAGTGCAGGTGATTCCCGGCCGCTGGTGCTGACGATCAGGGGTGAACGAGCCGGCGCAACCAAGGACTACGAAGTGATTCCGAAATTCACAGGCGAGGTGTCGGCAGGTACAGGAACAGCGCGATCAAAGCCCATCGACAGAGGGCTGGACCAGGCCGGCGAGATGGCTTTCAGCCACGACTGGCTGCGCCACAACCTGGGGCACACCAGCGGCCAGTTGGCCAGCGTGCGCGTGCATGGCGACAGCATGGCGCCCACCCTGCTGGCGGGCGAGACGATCTTGATCGACACCGGCGTGCGGCGCGTGGATGTGAGCGGCATCTACGTGATCGAGGCGCACGGCGACCGCCTGGTCAAGCGCATCGACCGCAAGCTGGACAACAGCCTGATGATCATCAGCGACAACCCGGCGTATCCGCCGGAGGTGGTGCCTTCGGGCTGGCAAGGCGACATCACCGTGGTGGGCCGCCTGGTGGGCCGCTGGCAGCGCTGAAGCGAGTGCGGTTGACCATGGCCTGCCGCATGCGCTAGGCTAGATCACCCCACCACGGTGGGCGCGGCTGCAGCACTGCAGCCTTATCGCGCCCACCCATGCCCGGCATGCTGCCGGGCATGCAGGCACACCTCGCAATCCCGTACACCTGGCTGGCCGCAGCGATCCATGCGCTGCTGCTGCGCCCGGCGGCGGAGCTGTGCATGTGCCTCGCCGGTTTGGGCGTGCCCGCGCAAGGTGGCGGGGCTTTGGTGGTGGGGATCACAAGGGTGCCGCCGCTGGGTGCGCCCAATTCATTTGGCAACCGCGAAGCCGTAGCCGGGTTTGGCAGCCCGGGGCTGGAAGGGGCGGCGGGCAGTGCTTGCCGCCCCGGCATGGTGATGCCATGAAGCGCCCTGCCCTGATCCCGAACTGGCAGCAGGCCCACCGGCTGCTGGTGATCCGCGCTGCGGCATTGCTGTTTGTGCTGAACCTGGCCGGCGCCTTGCTGGCACTGCTGGCCGAAGACTTCCCCTCCCGCATCTGGCTGTATGCCAACACCGTGCTGGCTGCAGTGATCGGCTATGTGCGCCTGGTGGCGCAGCCGGGCGTGCTCGAAGGCGGCCAGCCAGAGCCGCCATCACCCGATGCGCAATTGCCGGCCGGCCCGCCCGCTGACAACCAGCCCACCCGCACTCAATCGGAGCAATGACAAATGCCTGAACAGAATCTGCAGTACGACGCGCGCCACGCTGTCAGCGTGATTTACAGCGGGGCGGTGTCGAAGCACCGATTTGTGAGCTGGGCTGGCGCCCATGCCACCGATGCGGCCAGTGTGCAGGGCGTCAGCGAAATCCCCGGGCCGGCCGGAAAGGCGGGCAGCCTGGTGACTGGCTACAGCTACCTGGTGGAGGCAGCTGCTGCCATCCCCGCCGGGTCGGCCGTTGCGCCCAGCAGCGACGGTACAGGCCGGGCCATCGTTGCGACCGGTCTGCAATGCGGGCGCGCCTTGACTGCGGCTGCAGCCGCCGGTGAGCTGCTGACCGTGTGCGTGCTGCTGCAGGGTGGCGGCTTGACGCCTGCCAAGGCGGCGGCGTCTGACGCCTTGGTGTCAACACCTTGGAAAAACAGCAACAGCGGCCGGGCGCTGGTCGACGCCCAAGCACCAATCCAGCATTGGGGTGGGCAGATCATCGCGGCCGACTACACCATCAGCAGCGGCTCGCCAACGGTCAGCGTCGTCACACGAAACGGGCAGCAGTGCCTGAAGGTGGTAACCGGGGCCGGTGTCACGGCAAACGTCGATCTGGCGCTGATCGGTGACGTTGGTTGGTGGGGGCGAGCCCAAGTGCAAGCGGAGGGCACGCGCACCGATGGTGTTGATCAGATCGCAGTGCTGATGACACCCGATAACTTCACCAACTTTGCCACTGGCGTCTACACCACGCAGACGACGCCGCTTGACCAGCCGCGGGAGCAGGGCGGGGTCTACACCATGCGCTACGACGGTCAGGTGACCAGCGGCGCGACGGCATACCAACTAACCGGCTCTGGCGCATCGTGGGGCGCAGCCACACCCACTTTGGACGGCAGCACGGCCACGGTGAACAAGATCCGCTTCCGAGTGATCCCGGTCAGTGGGCAGGTTGCCACGGTCTACTTGTACGGGATCAGCCTCTCACCACGTCGTCGCAAAGGGCGGGTGTTTGTCACCTTCGACGACGGGTACAAGAGCTTCATGCAACTGCTCGCGCCAATCTTCATGTCTCGGGGTATCCCGCTGACCTTCGGCTGCATCAGTTCACTGATGGATGACCGAGTTCAGCTCCAGAACTACATGACGTGGAACGACTGCCGGCAAATCGTAGCCGCAGGCGGTCAAGTGGTAGCGCACGGCCCTCTGGCGTCGGGCGGCGCTGGCAATCTGATCGACAACATCACATCGACAGCGCTGCGCGTGGCCGACATGGATCAGTGCCGAGCGGCCATTGCCGCCAATGGCTGCGCCACGCTCAACTACGAGCGGGTGTACGTATGGCCTCAAGGCAGGTTTCAAACAGCGTCCAACGATTTGGTGCTTTTGGACGCGGCAATTGCGGCTGGGTTCACCGTAGGCCGCACAGCCTCACCCATCACAAACCAGACCTTCGACTTCTCAGGGATGAGCCGCTATCAGCGGCTGGCGCTGCCGATCATTGGCCACACGTATGCCGGCGGCAGTGAGTCCACGAACATTACTACCCTGACGACTGCCATTGGCGCTGCCGGCGCGGTTCGGGCCGACCTGGTTCTGATGCTCCACAAGGGTGTGAAGAACGCGGACACGCCAGACACCATCGGCATCACGGTTGCCAACGCAATCACCTTGGCCGACGCCATCGTGACCGAGATGACGAACGGCCGGCTGCAACCGGGCGTGCTGGGTGACCTGGCAGAGCCTTCTGTCTGGGCGTCCTGATTTCCAAGCCCCTGCCGGTGCGCCTGAAGTGACCCTCTCCACTGCCGACCTTGAGCAGCTGCTTAGCCTGGCGCTTGCTGCACTGCGCGCCAACGCGGGTGGATCGCCGGCCGCTGCACAGGCCGAGGCAGTGGCTGCTGTCGCGCTGCAGCCCGATCAGCGCACGATGGGCCAGTGGCTGGACGTGCACCTGCGACAGCTGTCCGAGAAGGGCTACAAGGCGCAGACGATCAAGAACCGCACTTCCAACATCGCGCATGTCCGGCGCCTGTGGGGTGACCGTGCGATTGCCAGTATCAAGCCGCACGAGGTGGCCACTGGGCTGCGCACCTTCTCGGCCAGCGAGTCGTCGAAGGCCGGCCGTGTGCTGGCCGAGCTGCGCGATGCCTTTGCCGAGGCAATCGCTGCCGGGTGGACGGAAACCAACCCTGCCATGCCGATCAAGCGCCCCACGCACAAGGTGATGCGCGCAAGGTTGAAGTGGGAGGTGTGGCAGGCCATGCGCCAGCTGGCCCAGACCGGCCCGCAGCGGTGGGTGGAATCCATGCTGCTGCTGGCGCTGGTCACCGGCCAGCGCCGGGCCGACCTGGCCAAGATGCGCTTTTCCGACATCGTGATGGACGACGACGGCCAGCAGTGCTTACGGATCGAGCAGCAGAAACAGGCCGGCAAGGGCTACGGCGCGAGGGTGGAAATCCCGCTGTCTCTGCACATGGACGCCCTGGGCATGACTGTGGGGGATGTCATCGAGCACTGTCGCGGCAGCGCCAAGGCGGGGCCGACGCTGCTGCGCAAGGCCGGTGGCGGTGTCATCGAAGAATCTTCGCTGAGCGCACGCTTCCATGAGTGCATTCTGGCGGTGCTTGGCCCATCTGCCCACAGACCCTATGAGTGGCCCAGCCTGCATGAGGCCCGCTCACTCTCGGCCCGCATGTACCTGCAGCAGGGCCTGCCGTCCGAAGTGGTGCAGACCCTGCTGGGCCACAAGAATGCCGAGATGACAGCCCTGTATGCGGATGACCGCGGGTTGTCGGCCGGCCAGTGGAAGCGCGTGGCGATTCCCGTCGCAGAGCCTGCCACCAGGCAGGCCGGTGCCAAGCCGCCCGTGTCACCGCGCCGAAGCGCACACCCATCATCCTTGCTCACTGGAGCCCCCACATGACTCCCGACCCCCATTCTCAAGACCTGGGCCGCCTTGAAGGCATCGTTGACATGCTGCGCGACCAGCACATGGCCACACACGCCAAGCTCGACGCCATGAGCGGCGAGATCACCAGCCTGAAGGTGGAGGCCGGCAAGCAAGGCGCCGTCTACGGCGGCGTGATGGCCATCGGCGTGGCGCTGATCATCGAAGGCGCCAAGGGCTGGCTGAAACAGAAGACCGGCGGTGCCGGGCCGGGTTGACCCGCACGCCCTGCCCCACCTGGCCCACCCCACCAGCCACCCTGTAAACCGAGCCCCAGCACATGGCCCACGGCACCGAGAAGCGCACCCAGTTGCGGGGCTTGTACGTCTACAAGCGCCTGACGATGGAGGCCGCCTGCGGCGCCATGACCCTGCCCGTGGCCACCGGCCGGCGCTGGAAGCGTGAGGCCAGGGCCAACGGCGACGACTGGGACACCGCGCGCAGCGCCGTGGCCCTGGGCGACGACAACTTCCGCGACATGAGCCGCCGGCTGCTGGAGGACTACATCACTCAGCATGAGCACATCATGGGCGAGCTGAAGGCCGACAAGAACATCAGCGCGATGGACCGAATCAAGGCCATGGGCATGCTGAGCGACAGCCTGACCAAGACCCTGGCCAGCATGAAGCGGGTGATGCCCGAGGTGAACCGCCATGCCATCGCGCTGGACGCGCTGCAGCGCCTGGCCACCTTTGCGCAGGGCACCTTTCCCCAGCATGTGCCGTCGCTGATCGAGATGCTGGAGCCCTTTGGCGAAGAGCTGGCGCGGGCCTATGGCTAAGACCGACAAGAGCTTTCTGGCCGGCATTGCCGCGCTGGCCGAGACGCTGCGCCGCAACATCGACGCCGGCATGGATGGCTGGACGCTGGACGCGGCCGACATTGCCGAGCGCCGCAGCAAGGTGAACCACGCGGTCACCGGCTTCGAGTTCTTCAGCACCACCTACTTTCCGCACTACGGCCAGGCCGAGCCATCGGTGCTGCACACCTACCTGCACCACCGCCTGGCCGATGTGGTGCGCACCAAGGCCGGCCAGCGCGATGCCATTGCCGCGCCACGGGGTGAGGCCAAGAGCACGGTGGTGAGCCTGAAGTTTGTGCTGTGGTGCGTGATCACCGGGCGCAAGCACTACCCCATCATCATCATGGACGCCTTCGAGCAGGCGGCCGAGATGCTGGAGGCCATCAAGGCCGAGCTGGTTGCCAATCCGCGCCTGCAGGCCGACTTCCCCGAGGCCTGCGGCCAGACGCGCGTGTGGCGCGTGGGCTGCATCCTGACGGCCAACAACGCCAAGGTGGAGTGCTTTGGCTCGGCCAAGCGCATCCGAGGCCGCAAGCACGGCCCCTTCCGCGTCGACCTGGTGGTGGGCGACGACTTCGAGAACGACGACAACGTGATGTCGCCAGAGCAGCGCGACAAGCTCGAAGCCAAGATCAAGAAGGGCTGGCTGAGCCTGGGCCCCATCGACGACAGCATGGATGTGGTGCTGATCGGCACCATCCTGCACTACGACAGCGTGCTGATGCGCTTCATTCGCAACCCGCTGTGGCACAGCCGCATCTTCAAGGCGGTGATCAAGTGGCCCGACCGGATGGACCTGTGGGACACCTTTGAAGAGCTGCTGCTGAACGGCGAGAACCCGCACGCGGCCGAAGAGGCGGCCATGGCCCACTACCACTTGCACCAGGCCGCCATGGACAAGGGCGCCCAGGTGAGCTGGCCCGCCGTGCGCCCGCTGCACAAGCTGATGATCAAGCGCGCCCGCGATGGCCATGAGGCCTTCGACAGCGAGCAGCAGAACGACCCCCTGCACGGCGAGGATGCGCCGTTTGCAACCTGCATCACCTTCTGGGTGAACCGCATTGCCGAGTGGCGCTTTTACGGTGCCTGCGACCCCAGCCTGGGCCTGAAGGGCAAGGGCCGCGACCCCAGCGCGCTGCTGGTGGGCGGCTACCAGCGCGAGCTGGGCACGCTGGATGTGGTGGAGGCCAAGATTCGCAAGCGGGTGCCCGACCGCATCATCCTGGACATCATTGAGCTGCAGCGCGAATACAACTGCGTGGCCTGGGCCTTTGAGGCCATCCAGTTTCAGGAGTGGATGCGCCAGCAGCTGCTGCAGCGCAGCGCCAAGGCCGGCGTGCCGGTGCCGGCCATGCCGGTGAAGCCGCATGCCGACAAAGAGCTGCGCATTGAAGGCATCCAGCCCTTTGTGGCCAACGGCCAGATCAGGCTGCACCCCAGCCTGAGCACGCTGCTTGAGCAGCTGCGCCACTGGCCCAAGGCCGATCACGACGACGGCCCCGACGCGCTGGAGATGCTGTGGCAGATCGCCACCAAGGGCGGTGCATCGGCCGGCGCCACGGTGGCTGGCGGCCGAGAAGGCACCACCGCCCGCACCCAGGCCCGCCAGGCCGGCCGTGCCGCCCGGCGCCGCGCTGCCGCGCTGTAAATCCCCCCCAAGGCTGCCCACCATGCAATTCCCGAAATCTCTCCGCGCCCTGGCCGCCCTCTTCTACCGGCCGGCAAGTGGGCCAACGCCACCCGCCTGGCCTGGGCCGCCGGCTGCAGACCCGGGCATGCGTGAAGCGGCCGGCGTCACCCTGGACGATGACGACACTGGCTGGCGCCGGCTGGGCGGCGAGCGCAAGCGCGACCTGACGCCGCTGGCGCAAGAGAAGATGCAGAAGCTGGCGGCCTACCTGTGGGAGGCCAATATGCTGGCCAACCGCCTGATCGAGCTGCCGCTGGCCTACCTGCTGGCCGAGGGCGTGAAGCTGGAGTGCCCCGACCCCGAGCACCAGAAGTGGCTGGACAGCTTCTGGAACGACCCGATCAACTGCCTGGACTTGCGCCTGCCAACCTACGCCCGCGAGCTGGGCCTGTTTGGTGAGCTGTGCCTGCCGGCCTACGTGAACGAGGTGAACGGCCAGGTACGCCTGGGCTACCTGGACGCCAGCCTGATCGCCGATGTGATGGTGGACCCGGGCAACGCCGCACAGGCCATCGGCGTGCGCACGGTGAAAGACGCCGCCGGCCAGGTGCGTGAGTTCCGCACCATCGTGCGCGGTGAAGACACCGAGCTGTTTGCCGAAGCCGCCCGCCAGGCGCGGGCCGGCTATGGCGCGGGTGAGGCCTTCTACTTTGCCGTCAACAAGTTTGCCGCCGGCCGCCGTGGCCGCAGTGACCTGATCGCCCAGATGGACTGGCTGGACGGGTATGACGAGTTCATGTTCGACAGCATGGAGCGCGCGGCCGATCTGGATGCCTTTGTGTGGGACGTGACGCTGACCGGCGCCACCAAGGAAGACGTGGAAGACCGGGCCAACAAGATCACCCGGCCCGGCCGCAACAGCGTGCGCGTGCACAACGAGCAAGAAGCGTGGGAAGCCCTGGCGCCCGACATCAAGGCCGCTGATCGGGCCGAAGGCGCCCGCATGTTCCGCAACCACGCGCTGGGCGGCGCCACCATCCCCGAGCACTGGTTTGGTGGCGGCGGCGATGTGAACCGGGGTGCGGCCAGCGAGATGGGCGAACCCTTCTTCAAGCTGGCCACCGCCCGCCAGACCCAGCTGCGCCACATGCTGCAGGAGCTGGGCAGCTATGTGCTTTGGCAGCGTGCGCGCATGGCCGGCCAGACACCCGACTGGGGCGACGAGGGCTGGCGCGTGACGGCCAAGTTCCCCGAGATGGTGACCAAGGACGTGACCAAACTGGCCGCCGCCCTGCAAAGCGCCGTGGCCGCCGTGTCGGCCGCGCTGGGTGAGCGGCTGATCACCAAGGCCACCGCCCTGCAGATCATCGCCATTGCCGCCCGCCGGCTGGACGTGACCATTGACCCAGAAGAAGAACTGGCCAAGGTGATGGAAGAAAGCCCCGAGCCCGAGCCCGGTGCCGGCCAGCCGGGCAATGCGGCCGACGTGCCCGACCTGGAAGACGGGGCCGGCCATGCCCAGCCTGGCCAGTGATGCGCTGCGGCTGACCGAGGCCGACGAACCGCCGCAGCCGCCACTGCCGGGCGAGCCGGCGCCACAGACCGCCGCTGAACTGCGCGCCACCGCCCAAGCGGCCCGCGCGGCCATCACCCAGGTGCTGAAGGAGCGCGCCGGGCTGATCAACACCACCGACGCCGAGCTGGCCAAGCTGGTGGAAGACGCGCTGGGCCGCGTGCTGGCCCTGCTGGCCGGCCAGCCCAGCGACTACCAGCTGTGGGTGCTGCCCCGCTTGGTGGAGGGCCTGGCCCGCATCGGTGAAGAGCTGACGCGCCAGGCCGGCGAGAAGGCCGCCGCCGCCATGGGCAAAGCCTGGACCCTGGGCGCCAAGGCGGTGGACGCACCCCTGCAGCTGGCGGCCGATGCCACGGCTGGCCTGGGCACGCCCAGCACCCAGCAGCTGCGCGCCCTGCAGGTGATGACCACCGGGCAGATCGGCGGGGCCAGCAGCCAGGCCGTGGCCACCATCAACCGCGAGCTGGGCCAGGTGGTGCTGGGCACGCAAAGCCCGTTTCAGGCGCAGCAGAAGGTGGCGGCCGTGCTGACCGACCGCACCAGCAGCCAACTGCGCGCCATCGTGGGCTTAAGCCTGGGCCAGGCCTTCAACACCAGCAGCTTTGCGCGCCTGCAGGCCCAGGCGGCGCGTGATCCCAAGATCAAGAAGATGTGGCGGCGCAGCGGCAAGCGCCACGCCCGGTGGAACCACGACGCCATCGACGGCACGGTGCAAGAGGTGAACAAGCCTTTCACCCTGCAGCCCGGCAACAAGAAGGGCGGGCCCATCGCCATCATGTACCCCGCCGAGCCGGCCGCGCCCATCGGCGAGACGATCAACTGCGGGTGTGTGCTGATCCCCTGGAAGGCCACCTGGGGCATGCAGTACAAGGGCGCCAAGCCCTACACCGCCCAGGAGCGGGCCGACCGGGGGCTGGACAAGGGCAAGGCGCCCACCAAGCCAGCCGCTGCGCCCAAGCCCCAGACCACCCAGGCCAAAGCCCTGGCCGCCTTTGGCGCCAGCACCACCAAGGCGGCCACACTGAAGGACGTGACCGGCCAGACGGTGGTGATTGACCAGCGCCTGGTGGGTGAAAGCACGAATGCCCCCGCAGCCCTGCGCAAGAGGCAGACCGACCTGGCCGCCTACTGGACGGTGCAGGCCCTGCGCCGCCCCACCGAGGTGTGGCAGGCCGAGCGCATCGACCTGGACACTGGCGAGGTGCTGCGCACCCGCGAGCTGGTGAAGCGCTTTGCCGCCGCCGGCCAGCAG